GTCATTTGGAGATTTTTTTCATGGATCAGGAAATTTTGGGCGAGGTCGATCTGTTCGGCTGCCCTGTCCTGGTCCGCGAGGCCAAGCGGGGTCGCCCCGAACACTCGCGCACGCCGGAAAACGCCAAGCGCGTCAGCATGTTGTTCGCGATGGGCCGCGACGTTGCCGACGTTGCGCTGGCGATGGGGGTTTCGCAGCCGACGCTGCGGAAGCATTATTTTTCAGAGGTCGCGCAGCGCAAAGCTTTGCTCGATCGGCTCGAGGCCGACCAGCTGGCCAAGCTGTTCGATCAGTCTGAGAAGGGCAGCACGGCAGCAACCAAGGCGCTGCTCGATCGCTGCGACGATGCGCGCTCGGCGCGGTTCGCTGCGGCAGTGATCAAGGATCGCCGCCCGGCCGATAAGCCGGCTCCGAAGGGGAAGAAGGAGCAACAGCGCGAAGCTGCTGGCAATGTCGGCGGGCGGTTTGCTCCGCGTGAGGCGCCGACCCTGCTGATGAATTGAGGCGGTTGCCGTGAAATGGGCAACCGCCTGCCTTGACTGGCGCGAGCGGATTGTGGCCGGTGACAGTCTGGTTCCGATGGAGCCGCTGTTCCCTGATAAGGCGAGGGACGCGCTTGGCGTGTTCTGCAGCCTGCAGGTCACCGACCTGGCAAAGAAGAAAGACGGCACTTGGCCGACGCTCGGCGAGGTGGTGGACCCGGACATCCTTGACCTGGTCGGCGCGATCTTCGGAGCCGAGGATCCGAAGACCGGGCGTCGGCTGATGCGCCGCTTCATGCTGCTGATCAGTAAGAAGAACGGCAAGTCAACCATCGCGGCGGGCATCATGCTAACCGCGCTCATCATCAACTGGCGGCACAATGCCGAGCTGATGATCCTGGCGCCGACGATTGAAATTGCGGGCAACAGCTTTGCTCCGGCTTGCGGAATGGTCCGCGCGGATGCCGAGTTGTCGCAGCTGCTCCACATCATTGAAAATCGGCGCGTCATCAAGCACCGCGTCACCAACGCCGAGCTGAAGATCATCGCGGCGGACAGCGACACCGCCTCGGGCAAAAAGGCCGGCATGGTGCTGGTCGAGGAGCTTTGGCTGTTTGGTAAGAAGCCGAAGTCGGCGGCGATGCTACGCGAGGCGCTGGGCGGGCTTGCTGCCCGTCCCGAAGGCTTCGTTCTGTTTGTCACGACGCACTCAGACGAGCCGCCCGCGGGCGTGTTCAAAACCGAATTGGCCTATTTTCGCGACGTGAGGGACGGGGTAATCGAGGATCCCGAGACGCTCGGGGTGCTTTACGAGTGGCCGGAAGACATGCTCGAGGACGATGCGTTTCTCGATCCGGCAAATTTTTATGTGACCAACCCGCACCTAGGGCGGTCAGTGACGACCGAATATCTCGAAGGCGAGCTGACCAAGGAGCAGCGCGGCGACGGGGAAGGCTTGCAGATCTTCCTGGCGAAGAATCTGAACGTCGAGATCGGGCTGCGCCTTCGGCGCGATCGGTGGATGGCGGCGGATTACTGGGAGGACGCGGCCGAGCCAGGCCTGACGCTGGAGTCGCTGATCGAGCGCTGCGAGGTGATCGTGGTGGGCCTCGATGGCGGCGGGGCTGACGACCTGTTCGGGCTTTGTGTAGCTGGCCGCGAGGCTGGCAGCGGGCTTTGGCTGGTATGGTGCCATGCCTTTGCCAGGCGCGTGGTGCTCGACCGGCGCAAGGACATTGCTAGCCTGCTGGAAGGCTTTGCCGCTGACGGCGATCTGACCTTCACCGAGACGGGGCAAGAGATCGTCGATCTGGTAGCGACGCGCACGGTTGCGATGCACGCGACCAGTAAGATGCCCGAGGTTGGCGCGGTTGGCCTCGACAGCTGGGGCATGGGAACGCTGGTCGACGCGCTCGTCGCAGCGGGCTTCGAAACCTATGATGAGGTTACCCGCAAAGGCGGATCGATCGCCTCGGTGCGGCAGGGTGTCGGGTTGACCGGCACGATCAAGACTGTGGAATTTAAGTTGGTCGATGGGATGCTGCGCCACGGCGGCAGCCGCCTGATGGCCTGGTGCGTCTCAAACGCGAAAGCCGAGCTGCGTGGCAGCAACCTCTACATCGCCAAGGAGCGCGCGGGTGTCGCGAAGATCGACCCGCTGATTGCCATGCTCAACGCGGTGCAGATGCTCGAACTGGGGCCGGTTGCGGCTCAAGCCAAGAAAGCGGGGTTCATCTTTTTATGAGTCTCCTTGATTGGTTCTGGCCGACTGGCGCCAGCGCAAAGATGGAACGCCTTCCGGCGGGTGCGATCACGCGGACGGGTGGAGGTAACTTCATCACCGTTGGCAATTCGGCGGGCACCGGCCTGCCGGTAGTTAACGAAAGCACCGCCCTGGGCGTCACGGCGGTCAACGCCTGCGTCAAGTTGCTGGCGGGGGCTGTTTCAGCGCTGCCGATGAACATCTATCAGATGGATTTCAGCAACGGCGCGAAGTCGCAGCTGTGGAACGACGATCTCTGGTGGGTGCTTAACGAGCAGTGGCACCCGCAATGGACGGCGGCGGCCGGGTGGGATCACCTGATGCGCAGCCGCCTTTACCACGGCGACGCCTATGCGACGATCGAGCGCACGCGCGGCGGCGGGGTGATGTCGATCAAGCCGGTCAGCAAGGCGCGGGTCCTGACCTATGAAATGGACACCGGCCGGCTGATCTATGCCGTGCTGCCCGAGGCAAAATCGCGCGAGGGCCAAGTCTGGTTTTACAATCAGGAAGATATGATCCACGTGCCCGGCGACGGGTTCGACGGGATCAGCAGCCCGAGCGTGTTGCAGTTCGAACTGCGCAGCGCAGCGGCGACGGCGCTGGCCGCGCAAGACTACAGCGGCCGGTTTTTCGCCAGCGGGATGACGCCGGGCTTTACGCTCGAAAGCCCGGAAGCGCCGACGCAGGAGTTTGTCGAGGAACTGCGTGCGCGGCTCGAACAGAATTATGGTGGCGTGCGCAACGCGGGCAAGCCGCTGCTGCTGTTCGGCGGGATGAAGGCCAACGCGCTTTCGCTGACCCCGGACGATGCGCAGTTGCTGGAATCGCGCAAGTTCCAGGTTGAAGAGATCGCCCGAATCTACGGCGTCCCGCCGTTCATGATCGGGCATAACGAAAAGACCACCAGCTGGGGCAGTGGTGTGGAGGCAATGGGTTCGGGCTTTGTCCGGTACACCCTGCGCCGCCACCTTCACGCGATCACCAATGAGTTCAACCGGAAGCTGTTTCCGCGCGGCAATCGGTTCTGCGAGTTCGACACCAGCGACCTCGAGCGGCCCTCGTTCAAGGATTTCACCGAGTCGCTGCGCGTCGGCCTTGGCCGGGCAGGCGAGCGTCCGATCTTTACCCAGAACGAAGCCCGCGCGCGCTTCAACATGCCGCCGGTTGAGGGCGGCGATTCCATTGAGCCGGTCGGCGTGGCCGAGCCCGAACCTGCGCCCGATCCGGCAAGCTGAGAGGAAAGCGATGAACAAGTTGCTCGCGCTCTACCGCGCCAACCGCGGGAAGGGCGAAGGTTTCCGCGCGCTCGCCGAGGATGAACCGCGGTTGATGATCTATGACGTGATCGTCAGCAGCGATGCCGATGCCGAGTGGCTGGGCGGCGCAAGCGCCGAGAGCTTTGTGCGGGCGCTGCAGGGCATGTCTGCCCCGCGCGTTCACGTCCACATCAATTCGCCGGGCGGTGATGCCTTCGCCGGGATCGCAATGGCCAATGCTATCCGCGCCTATCCAGGCGAGGTGGTGGTGCATGTTGACGGCATCGCCGCCAGCGCCGCCGGTTTCCTTGTCGCCGCTGCATCGCGCGTGGTGATGGCGATGGGCGCGATGATCATGGTTCACAAGTCCTGGACCATCGCCTTCGGCAACAGCGACGACCTGATGGGTCAGGCCGCGGTGCTGGAAAAGGTCGATGCGCAGCAGGTTGAACTGTTCCGCGCCAAGTCCCCCGATTACGACTGGGAGGCGGCGCTGGCTGCCGAGACCTGGTTCACCGCTGCCGAGGCGATCGAAGTCGGCCTCGCCAGCGAGAATGAGCCTGACAAGCCGGTGATGGCGCTGGCCTTCGATCTTTCCGCCTTCAGCGCGGCGCCGGAAATGCCTGCCGCCGAAGCCCTCCCCGAACCGGACAACTCGCACGAGATCGAGACCCGTCGCCGCAAGGCCCGGGCGATCGCGCTTGCCACCCATCCCTAGCGCGCTGCGCAAGGTAAGCGGCCCGGCGCATCCGGGATTATGTAAAAGGAGAAATTGGCCATGAATATCCAGGCCCTCCGTCAACAGCGCGCGGAACTCGTCAATGCGCTGAATGCTGCGATCGATAAGCCGGAAGAATTTGCCCAAATTGAAGCGCAAATCGCCGATCTCGACGCGACCCTCGAGCGTCACACCCGGGCCTCTGCGGCACTTGCCGCGCTGTCGGAACCCGTCACTCCTGCCGCGATGCAGGAAGCCGCTGCCTCCGCTGCTGCTCCGGCCGCCAAGGTTCCGGCCCAGGCGAAGCAGCCGGGTCTCCGCTTCGGTGCAGCGATGCGCGCGATGGCGGCTGCCGGCGGTGACCGCCAGCAGGCTGTCGCGATCGCCGAGCAGTGGGGCCACTCGGGCCTGTTCGCCCAGCAGTCGGGCCTGACCGGCGTGGCCGGCGGCTTCCTCATCCCCGAGGACATCTCGGGCGAGTTGATCGAGCTGCTGCGTCCGGCCAGCGTCGTGCTGTCGCTCAACCCGCTGATCATGCCGATGGACAGCGGCAACCTGTCGATCAACCGCATCAACGTCGGCACTACCGCCAGCTACATCGGCGAACTGGTGGACGCTCCGGCGACCGGCGTGCAGTTCGGCCAGCTCAAGCTGTCTAGCAAGAAGCTCGCCGCGCTGGTGCCGATCTCAAACGATCTGCTCCGCTCGGCCAGCACCCAGGCGGATGCCGTGGTTCGCGATGATCTGGTGCTGTCGCTGGCGACCCGCATGGACCTTGCGTTCATCCGCGGCGCCGGCACGCAGGCAGTGCCGCTCGGGATGCGCAACCAGCTGATCGGGACCGCGTTCGAAGCGACCAACATCCTCTCCGCCAACGCCACCGTCAACCTCGTCAACGTCACCAGTGACCTTGGCCGGTTGGAACTGGCGCTGCTCAACCAGAACATTCCGATGGTTCGTCCGGGCTGGATCTTCTCGCCGCGTACGATGATGTACCTGATGAACCTGCGCGACGGAAACGGCAACTATGCCTTCCCCGAAGTGCAGAACGGCCAGCTGCGCGGCAAGCCCTACCGGGTGACCACGCAGGTTCCGATCAACCTCGGCGGCGGCACGAACGAAAGCGAGATCTATCTCGCCGACTTTGCGCACGTCATCGTCGGCGAGCAGCAGGGCATCGAGCTGGCGATCAGCACCGAGGCTGCTTACCGCGACGCGGGCAACACCGTGCAGGCTTCGTTCTCGCGCGACGAGACCGTGGTTCGTGCGATCGCGCTGCACGACTTCGGCATGCGCCACCTGCCCGCCGTGGCCGTCCTCACCGCCGTCACCTGGACGCCGTGATGATTGACGGGGCGGGCCTTTGGGCCCGCCCCGTTTCTTCCTCTTCCGTTTTCTGTCTGAAAGGACTTTCCGATGACCCCTGAAATCAAAAACATCGGCGGAAAGATTTCCGTCGCGCGTGCGGGTGCCAACGCCGCCGTCACTGCCGGCGGTGCTGGCGACAACACCGCCGTCACCGGCGTGATCATCGACCGCGCAGCCTTTGGCTGGCCGCAGTCGGCGGTGTTCGCCATTCCGTTCACCACCACCCTGGCGGCTACCCAGTCGCTGGCGATCAACACTTGCGTCGTGCAAAGCGGTGAAAACTCCGGTCTCTCGGACGCCACCACCCTTGCCACGCGGCCGAACGGCAACGTCGCAACCAGCGCCGGCGGCGGCACCGTGACCGGCGTGGTCGAGTTTGACGTCAACCTCTCGACCGCGGGGCGGTATCTTCGCTTTAACTACACCCCGGACCTTTCGGCTTCGGGCACCGACACCGCCGCGCTTTCGTCGATCGCGGTGTTTGGCGGCGCGATCCGGCTGCCTGCGTAATGGTCGCGGTTCGCTTTCTGCATTCCTGGACGCTTTACAATGGCGGCGAGGTTGCAGGTTTCGATCCCGAGACCGCCGCGTTTCTGGTGAAGAACGGCGTGGCAGTGCTGGCCGACGAGGCCGCCCCTGCCAAGCCCACCAAGCGCGCCAAGAAGGCTGACGCCGCTGTCGCTGCCGAGCCTAAGGGCAAGGGCGACGTCGGCGCAGACAAGCCTGCCGCCGAAGCGGGCTGACACAAGCGAGGGGCCGGGCGCATCCAGGCGCGCGGCCCCTCCCCGTTTTCAAGCTTGAGCGAGAGGGCGAAATGCAATTCGAACTGACGCCCTTTGCACTGCCTTCCGGTTATGGTGAGGACATTGTCCCGCTTGCCGATCTCAAGGCGCATCTGTCGCTGGCGGTTGATGAAGACGAGTTTCATCCGCTGATCGAGATTTACCGCGACGCGGCAATCGACATGGTCGAGCGCTATTGCGGAGTGCGCTTGGGCGCGCTTGAAGATGTGACCTGGCGCGGCGAGTGCTTGCCGGATCGCGTCCAGCTGGGCGTCTGGCCAGTGACCGCAATCAATTCGATCACCTGGCTGAATCAGACCGGCGCGGCGATAGTGGGCGAAGAGACCGACTGGCGCATCGTCCGCCGCGACGAAATCATGCTCAAGCCGGGACGCACGCTGCCCGGCGATGTCGCCGCCGGTATCGAAATCAAGTTCGATGCCGGCTTCACCAACGCAACGCGCCCGGCCGCGCTAGTGCAAGCGGTCAAGCTGTTTGCGGCCCACCTGTTCCTTCATCGCGAGGCGGTGGAATCAGGCACGGTCTCGGGTGAAATCCCGCTCGGTTTCAAGCAGCTCTGCGGTGTGTATCGCGTGCCGGTGATCTGATGCTTGTCACTGCCGGCAGCCTCGACCACTTCGTTCAATTCCAGAAGAAGGTTCTGGTGGCGGACGGGCTGGGTTACGCCGAGGCCTGGGAAAACAGCGGCGCGCCGCAGCCTGCCAGCAAGCGCGACATCAGCGATGGCGAGCGCTGGCGCGCGGGTGAAGTCCAGGCGCATGTCACGACCCGCTTTGTAATTCGATCGAGCACCTTTGCCCGCACGGTCAATCCCGCTTGGCGGCTGACCTGCAAGGGGCGCGTGTATGATATTTTTGGAATTAAGGAGCTTCAGCGCAATCGCTGGATAGAGATTACGGCGGCGGCGCGGAACGATGGCTAAGTTTCAGATCGAGGGCCTCAAGGATCTCGAAATGGCATTTCGCGAGCTGGGCGACGTCAACCTGCGCAAGGCCTCGGCCCGGCGCGCGATGAAGAAGGCTGCGCAGCCGATCGCCGATGATGCGGAGCGCCTTGCTCCGCGCGATCAGGGCACGCTGCAGGCCAGCATTAGCGTCGGGACGCGGCTTTCGAAGCGGCAGGCCCGGATGCACCGCAAGATGTTTCGCAATGATCGGGCGGCGGTGGAAATGTTTGTCGGCGCCGGGCCCTTGTCGAGCGCGC